CCGATAAGTTCGGATGGCAATTCTATTTTTTCCGTAGGGAGGTCTTCAATGGGGATGAAGTCATCTGCCGCTTCGGCTTCGTCTGCCACCTGCACGGCAAGCCGCCCCTGCTTGTCCCACATGAGCGCGTGGCCCAGCGAGAAGTCGCCGCCGACCTGAACGGTCGCATGGAAGTCGGCATGAAGCCGTTCATCCTCGGTGTGCAACTTTGCACTAATTTGCATCGGCGATCAACTCCTCTCGATGTAAAAGTTCTTTTGTTGGGACCGGAATACTGTCCGTTGCAAATACCGCGCCGCCGAGCATGACCCGAAGCTGCACTTTTGCGATCTGGTTGTCCGGCAGCATCAGCGTTTCGGTCTGCGTCAGGCGAAGGCTGACCTCCGTGCCGTCTGCGGACAAAGACAGTTCTGAGAGCGGACGCAAGATTCGGACCGTTCCGCAGGCAAGGCAGAACTCCGCAGCCGTGCAGCCGGTGATGCTTCTGTCAAGAGACAGCGTCAGGGTTGGCGTTGTGCCTGGGATGATGCTCATGTGCTTCGCCTCCTTACAGTCCGGGCGGGATAATATCGTCGATGGAAAGCTCCCGCTTCGGCTTTGCCATGCCGAGGAACTGCCTGTGACATTCCCACAGGTCGAGGAGAAAACCGAACGGCGTCAGCCAGACCTCCTCGGACGGAAGATGCAGCTGCGCCGTTCCGTAATAAAAAAGCCGGGTGAACAGTTCCTCGTCTGTTACCCGACTGGTGCGTTTTTTGAATTGTTCTCGCTTTCCACATTCCGCTTCGTTCCCTTGAACATGGCCTCCATGATGGCGGATTTGTACTCTGCCAGTTCCAGCGGGCTTGTGAGCAGCTCGACCGTCTCCTGCGTGAGAAGCTCCTGCTTGTCCTCCGGGGTGCGGAGATTGTGGATGAGCACGGACTGGTTTGCCAGCAGCGTAATGAGCCACACCAGCTCGTCCAGCGCCATCTCAAAGTTCTCTGACCGCATCAGCTTCTGCCCCAGGTTTTCCAGACCGCCGTAGCGGCCTGCGATCTCCTTGGTGGCGCGGGTGGTGAGAATGAGTTCAAACTCCCGACCGCCGATGTTGATTTTTGCACTTCTGTCGTCCATAAAAACGCCTCCTTACACCTGTGCGAATGTCGGCTCATACACCTCGGTGTACCAACCGCTGATAACCGATGCGGAAACTCCGGTGGAATCCTCAGACACCTCCGCCTTCCACGGGTGCTTGCCCTGACCGTCCAGCTTGTTGCGGCGCAGGACGGTACCCTCAATGGTGGGTGTGGAGAACTCAATGCTCTCGCCCTTGGTGGTGAGGTTCGTCGCGGGGATGCCGAACTTGACCTTGTAGAGCCAGAAGTAGCGGTACTTACCGTTGGACTTCTTCGCCCGGAAGCCGATAGCCACGGGTTCACCGCCGTCCTCGGATGCGGAAATGAGCACCTTGTTGTCGTCGATTTTTGCGCCGGTCAGGTCCTGCGCCACCTGCACGCCGATATCGTCAATGCCCAGCGTGAGCGTGCCGCTCTGGAACTCCTTCACGACCTCTGCCGCGCCATCATCGGCATAGAGCGTCGCCTCAGCCAGTTCCACGGAAAGCTCCGCTGTCATGGCCTTGGCAAGCTGCGTCGGTGTGCCGTAGGTTTCGTTGCCGTTGTCGCCCTCGGTGATTTTTGCGTAATAAAGTTTATCCAGACCAATGGTCGCCATTGTCATTCCTCCCAAACATAAGATTTTGCCACATCTATGGCGTAGTGGTGATAACCGGTGTCGGTTTCAAAGCCGATGTACCGGCGGTCAGTGATTGTCATATCTGCGTTTAGTACTGCTTTCACAAGTTGATTTTTGATTTTCGTGTAATTCTCCTTGCAGAACAGGGACAGCCGAATCTCTTGAACGTCAACGCTCGGTTGATTATCCGCATGGAGGTCAAAGCTGTCCGACAGCGGCGTCAACACAAGGTAGGTGTCCGGTGCTACATCGGAGAAGATGCCGGTTTCCACAGGCACACCGCAGCTTTCCGCGATGGTATTCAGTTCCGACAGCAAGCTCACAGCTTTTCGACCTCCTCCTTGAGCGTCTGCTCCATGACACGGATGCACTCCGTCTTGGATGCAGATTTTGCGGGTTTCAGAAATGGTTTTGCAGGCTGTCCGTGCTTGCCGTATTCCAGAATGTTGGCAAGCTTTGCATTGCTGCCGCCATCCGAGCGCGGTTCGGAAAAGCCGATCTTGATGTCGTGGTTGCCCTCACGGTTCAGCTTGACGGGCGACAGACCGAGCGACTGCGCCAGTTCGCCGGTGGAGCGCGAATCGTACTTTGTCCCGCTACCGATTACAGAGAACAGATTGCTCCGCACCTTTGCCAGAACGACTTGCCCGCCAGCCTCCAGAACTTTTTCCGCAACACTGTCGGTGTCCTTGCCCAGACGGGAGAGCTTTGTCAGAAACTCGTCCGGCAGTTTGAAATCAGCCTTTGCCAACAGTAGATTCACTCCTTTTCGCTAAAACCTCGATATACATTCCGCGACCCTTTACATTCTCGACAGAGGTGATATTAAATCGCTCTCCATCGCAGATGAGAAAATGTTCGGTAGTAATTGTCAGCCCCGGAATACACCTGAAACGGAACAGGTCGGTGGCTTCGCTGAATGCCGCAAGGTTCGCCAAGCGCTCAGAGCCGTGCCGCCCTTCCCGGTAGACGCGGATGGACGCAAGGACTTCATCCTCAGAACGGGTGAAGCCCTCGCTGTCCTTGACCTGCTTTGTTTTCACAATGTCGGCAAAGCCGTTCATTTGTCCAAGGCCCATACTCACACCTGCCAATTTCTGTCCAGACGGAGCAGCAGATTGACCGTATTCCACACCTGCTGTGCCGAACCGATGGTGTTGGAGAAGAACCCTCCGGTGCCGCCGTCCCGCGACTCATAGAAGTGGGATGCCAGCATGATAATCGCCTGCTCCGTGGTGGGCGGCATAGGTGCGTTCCGATACGTTCCCTCCGGGATGTGCTGATAACTCTCCGCGTATGAAACAGCGGCGGTGATGTAGCTCTGAATGAGCGCATCATCCGCCGTGTGTTCCAGAATGAGGTTGGCTTTCACTTTAGTGAGCAGTCCATCCATCACCGCCGCCTCCTTTCATCAGGCTGCCTTCATCTTCAGAAGCTGGATGCCCTCCGGCAGGATGATCTTACCGTCCACACGCTCAGTAGCGACAAAGCCGACCTGACCGTTGGTGGAATACAGTTCGTTCAGACGCTGAACGGTCCTGCCGGTGCGGTCGGCGATCCAGTAGCTCTGGAAGTCGCCGAAGGCGATGGAGAGAGCACCCGCCGCCAGCGTGGGAGCATAGGGGCTGGTGTAAATCTCATAGCCCAGCAGCCGGTCCGGCTGACCCGCCTGCAGGGAGGGCTGCCACAGATACTGACCGTTGGAATCCTTCAGCTTGCGCAGTGCGGAAACGGTGGCATCGTTCATCAGGAACTTGGCGTTCTTGCGGTACGGGGCTTTCAGCGCATAGATGAGGGAGATCACCTCATCGGTGGTGACTGCGGTTGCACTGGCTGCGGTAACACCGACCGTGCCGCCGTTGGCGGTGAACAGTCCGGTGGGCTGACCCGTGCCGGTGCCGACGCAGAATGCCTGCTCCTCAGCAGCACCGAATGCATAGGCAAACTCGCGGGCGATGTACTCCTCCAGATCGAAGGCGCTGTCGTCCAGAAGCTCGATGCTCACCTTCACAAGATCGGTCAGCTTGTAGGCGTCGATGGTCTTCTGTGCGAAGGTGGGGTTACTCTCGGTGTAGGCGGCGTTCTCTGCCGTCCACGCGGCGGTGGAATGGGTCGCTGCAACGGGGATCTTGCGCTCGTTGTCGGTGGTGATGATCTTGCACAGACGGCGCATCACGTTTTCCTCCTTGAGCGTGTCCACGATGAACTTCTCAAACTCGGTGGGGACGAGATAGCCGCCGTTGGCGTCCACGCCCGCGGAGAGCACATTGTGGAGCATCCGCTTGCCGCGCAGATGCAGACCAAAGTCCTCGCGGTAGGCACCCGACGCTCTGCCGGTCTTGGCTTCACCGGTCGCTTTCTGGGGCTGTTCGGTGATGGGAGAGGATACGGGCTTTGCAAGCTCTGCGGCAATGGCGTCGCGGCGCTCCATGCGTCTGACCTCATTGGTGAGGTCGTTCAGTTCCTTCTCCATATTGGCGTAAACGGCATCGTCCTCAGTGGACAGAACGCCCTTATCATTGCGGTGGGTGTCGAGGAAACCCTCCATCGTAGCCCACAGCTTGGCGCGCTTTTCGCGCAGTTCAACGATCGTCATATTGAAATACCTCCATATTAAATGTAGTTTTTGATGGTGTTCAGCTTGGCTCTGAGCTCGTCCACAGAGCGCCCTGTGCGCTCCGGCACGGCTGGCTTGGGGTCGATGGCGCATTTTGCGGCGATCTTCTCCATGAGAGAGTTCACCACGTTCGCCTTGGAATACAGCATGGAAACGGTGGGTGTGGCCATGTCCCTAGTCTCATCAGCGCGGCTCATGATCCCGTCCGCAAAGCCGAGTTCCACAGCCTTATTGGCGTCCATCCATGTTTCGGCATCCATGAGATGAGACAGTTTTGCACGAGATAAACCGGTTTTAATCTCATAAGCGTTGATGATGGAATCCTTCACACTGCCGAGCATCTCAATGGCTCTCTGCATTTCCTCCGAATTACCGAACGCTGCTGTCATGGGGTTGTGGATCATGAGCATGGACACGGGAGACACCAGCACCTTCGTGCCTGCCATAGCGATGACGGACGCTGCGGATGCGGCAATGCCGTCGATCTTGACCGTCACATCGCCCTTGTAGTCCATGAGCATATTGTAGATTTGCGCCGCTGCCACACAGTCCCCGCCGGGGCTGTTGATCCAGACGGTGATATTGCCGCTGCCGGACATGAGCTCGTCCTTAAAAAGCTGCGGTGTGATTTCATCGTCAAACCAGCTTTCCTCGGCGATGGTGCCGTTCAGAAACAGTGTCCGTTCCGCCGTCTCCGTCTGGTCCTTCCAATTCCAGAATTTTTTCATCATTTTTTTCCTCCTTTCCGTCATCGGTAGGTGTATCTGCAAAAGCTCCGGCGTTTTTCAGAGGGAGCATATTGCCGTTGATGAGGTACAGGTCGCCGCCTTCCTCTTCCGGGATACGGTCAAGGTTTTCAAGCTCACGGATGTCGTTGGCGGACATCCAACCGTTCTGGCGGCCGATGGCGTACCCGTTCATGCGGGACTGATAGTCTCCACGGAGCAGACCTTCCAGATTGAACTTCACGAAATACACGGCTTTTTCGTCCTTGGACATAAGTGACCGCTGGATGGATTGCTCCCAGCGAATGACCCACGGGTCAAGGGTGTATTTCACGAACTCCAGGGACTGCTGCTCAATATTAGAAAAGCTCGACTTTTCCAGGTCGCCGACCATGTGGGGCGGAACTCGGAAAATTCGAGCGATCTCATTAATTTGGAATTTGCGTGTTTCGAGGAACTGCGCCTGCTCCGGCGAGATGCCGATGGGCGTGTATTTCATGCCTTCTTCCAAAACGGCAATTTTGTTTGCGTTGCCGCTGCCGCCGAAGGTGGACTGCCAGCTCTCCCGCACAAGCTGCGGGTCTTTGATCGTGCCGGGGTGTTCCAACACACCGCCCGGAGCAGCACCGTTGGCGAAGAATTTCGCACCGTACTCCTCGCAGGCAATCGCCATGCCGATGGCGTTCTTTGCCATAGCGATGGGACTGTAACCAACCAGCCCGTCAAAGCCCAAGCCGGGGATATGCAGCACATCCGATGGCTGAAGCGTTACGGCGAATTTCTTATTTTTTATAGCTTCGTCCGTACCACGGTAATAGGTGTAGTACAGCCGCCCATCCTCGTCTCTGTCCACCGACATCTTGTTCGGCATCAAGGGATACAGAGCAACGATTTCATTCTTGCCGTTGCGGATGATCTGCGCGTAGGCATTGCCCCAGAGGAGCAGATGCGTCATGAGCGTTTCCCGGAATACAAAGGAGCTCATTTCCGGATTCGGCTCATCATGGAGCAGGCGGTAGAGCGGATGGTCGAGCGCCATGGCCTTACCGCCGCTGTCCGTGTATTTGTATAGGTGCAGCGGCAGTCCCGCGACAGCTTCCGATAGGATACGGACACAGGAATACACGGCGGTCATCTGCATGGCCGAGCGCTCTGTCACCGCTTTGCCGGAGGTCGTGCCGCCGAAGAAAAAGGCGTAGTTGCTGCCTGCCGTGCGGTTCACGGGCTTGTCTCTCGATTTGAACAGTCCCGAAAAGATACCCACATAAATCACTCTCCTTCAAAATGGGCAAAAGAAAAGCACCTGCGTTCAGGCGCTTTTCATGGGTTGAGTTGTTTGGAATTTTGGTGTATAATAAATATTAGGGTTTAGCCCAATAAAATGAAAGGAGACACCTAAGATGAAATTCAAAAAATTTTTAGGTGTTGCCTCTCTGGGGCTGTAGTTGCTTGTCAACTTCATGCCACAGATGGTGGCAATGCCTTAGTGGTTAATTGTGTTAGCTGAACTCATCTCGCATGCTATCGAATTTTATTTGATAGTCAGCGAGCACTAATTGCTGCGGGAACCGCTCCATCGAAAGATGGGGTGGTTCCTTTTATATAAACAAAATGCCACGGTCATCGTAGACCGAAGCACCATTTTCATTGCCGCAGCGGATGGCTCTATCCAGCGCCATGATCGTTGCCACGGCACCATCGATTTTCTCTGTGGATTTTTCTTTATCCGGCTTGATGTTCCCGGCAGGGTCGGTGCGGATGAAGATGTTGTCCATCATCCATCGGAGGACAGAATGACCACCGTGGGCAATGCGCTGCTCCAGCACCAGCTTCATCAGCTCCTTAGTGGGCGGGGACATATCCTTGAAGCCCTGTCCGAAAGGAACGACCGTGAAGCCCATGCCCTCAAGGTTTTGTACCATCTGCACAGCGCCCCAACGGTCAAAAGCGATCTCCCGAATATTGAAGCGTTCCCCCAGGCTTTCGATGAACTTCTCGATGTAGCCGTAGTGAACGACATTGCCTTCCGTGGTTTGGAGATATCCTTGCCGTTCCCACACATCGTATGGCACATGGTCGCGCCGGACTCGGAGATCGAGGTTGTCTTCCGGTATCCAGAAGTACGGCAGGATAATGTATTTGTCGTTTTCGTCCTCCGGCGGGAACACAAGTACGAATGCCGTAATATCTGTGGTGGAGGACAAATCCAGACCGCCGTAGCAGACCCGGTCTTCCAAATCATCCTCGCTGACGGCAAACTCACATTTGTCCCATTTATCCATCGGCATCCAACGGACTGCCTGTTTTACCCATTGATTTAGGCGAAGCTGTCGGAAGGAGTTCTCCTCGCCGGGGTTCTGTTTTGCCGATTCGCAAGCGTCCTTGACCTTGTCAATGCCCACCGTGATGCCGAGGGACGGATTGGCTTTCTTCCAGACCTTCGGGTCCGTCCAGTCGTCGTTTTCATCGGCACCGTAGATGACCGGGTAAAAGGTGTGGTCGATTTTGCGACCCTCGATGATGTCCTTGGCCTTCTGGTGGATCTCATAGCAGATGGACTTCGTATCGTTGCCCGCCGTGGTGATGAGGAAATACAGAGGCTGCATACGGGCGTCGCCGGAGCCTTTCGTCATAACATCAAAGAGCTTCCGGTTGGGCTGGGTGTGCAGTTCATCGAACACCACGCCGTGGGTGTTGAAGCCGTGCTTGTTGCCGACATCGGCAGAAAGCACCTGGTAGATACTGCCCGTTGGCTGATAAATGAGCCGCTTCTGGGAATCCAGTATCTTGACCCGCTTGGAGAGCGCCGGACACATCCGCACCATGTCTGCCGCCACGTTGAAAACGATGGATGCCTGCTGGCGGTCGGCAGCGCAGCCGTACACCTCGGCGCGCTCCTCACCGTCGCCGCAGGTGAGCAGGAGTGCTACCGCAGCGGCAAGCTCGGACTTACCTTGTTTCTTGGGGATCTCGATATAGGCGGTATTGAACTGCCGATACTGCTGTGGCGTCGGGGCTCCCTGTGGTCGTTGTTGTAATTTTTGC